CATCTATCGGCGAATCCCTGGCCCCGACGATCCAGAAGGTCTCTGATGTCATCCAGGGCCTGGTAGACAAGTTCAATGCACTCTCTCCGGAGCAGCAGCAGATGATCGTTCAGATCGGCCTGATCGTGGCGGCAGTCGGTCCCGTGCTTGTCATTATAGGCACGCTGATCACAACGATCGGCACCATCGTGGGAGCGATCGGTTCGGTCATCACGGTGGCGGCGCCGATAATCGGCATGATCGGCGGCATCATCGGATCGATACATTCGCTGTCAGGACTTATGGTCGTTCTCGGAGCGATCATCACCGGACCCGTCGGCATCGTCGCAGGAATCACCGCACTGATTGGTGCAGGAATCTATCTGATGACGCATTGGGATAGCATGAAGGCGAAAGCCGGAGAGCTTAAGGATGCGGTCGTAGAGAAATGGAACGCATTTAAGGAGAAGACGTCTGAAGCATGGAACAATGCCAAAGAGTCAATCAGTACAGCGGTTTCCGACGCGAAAGAAAAAGCTGTGGCAAAGGCAACAGAACTAAAAGAAGGCACCGTTAAGAAGTGGGAAGAATTCAAGTCCAGCACATCTGAGAAGTTTGCAAGCATTCAGTCTGATATTCAGACAAAGCTGGCAGACGCCAAGGCAAATGCCACATCTAAGGCAGAGGAGCTGAAAGCATCCGTAGCTGAGAAGTGGGACAGCCTGAAGCAGTCGGCATCCGAGAAATGGGCGTCCATAAAGGAGTCCATCACATCCAATATGACCGGGGCCCAGGGCAGTGCCTCCGGGAGCGCTGGAAGTATTCAGAGCGATCTTGCGTCAAAGTTTGCATCTGCCCAGGCAGACGCTTCTGCGAAGTTTGCGAGCATCAAGCAGAGCATTTCGGAGAAGATGGCAACAGCAAAATCTGATGTGAACTCCAAGATTGAGAGCATCAAGGGCTATTTCACCGGGATCAACGCCGGTACGCTGGCCCAGAAGTTTTCTGATATCAAGGACAAGATCAAGGAAAAGATGGACAGCGCCAAAAAGACCGTTTCCGACGCCATCGAGAACATCAAGTCCAAGTTCAACTTCTCCTGGAGCCTTCCGAAACTGAAGCTGCCTCACGTGAGCATCAGCGGAAGCTTCAGCCTGGTGCCTCCGAAAGCACCGAGCTTCTCGGTATCCTGGTACAAGACGGCCATGGACAATGGTGCGATCCTGACCAATCCCACAATATTCGGAATGGCAGGCGGCAAGTTCCTCGGCGGAGGTGACGCCGGAGCAGAAGCTGTGATCGGCGTTTCCAGCCTCAGGAGCATGATAAGAGAGGCCGTCGCAGAAGTGGGCGGCAACGATCCTGAAGTCCTTTATGAGGCTGTCAAGGCCGGCATGCAGGACGCCAACATCGGCATTTATGTCGGAGAGCGCCAGCTGGGACGTACTCTCAGAGAGCAGGGAGTAGTAATGGTATGATCAATGTAACATATACAGCATCTGACGGGACCGTCTACAACCTGATGGCCTCCATGGCGATGCGCATCAAGACCGCGAACTTCCACGAATCCGAGTGGAAGGCGACTACCACATCAAGAAAATTCGGTGTCCGCGTCAATGGCTGGGCCAAGGAGGCAAAGAGCTTCAACATGTCCATCCTTTTCAGGGGATCTAAGGCGAAGCGCGTAAGCGCCCTCAACCAGTTCCATGCATCTATTGACCGCGACATCATTTACAACACCCCGGGCATCCTTGCCTGGGGTGATTGGCATATAACGGCTTTTATTCATTCCACCAGCACATATCCTTCCGACAAACAGGATCTGGAGACCATCAATGATGTGACAGTCCTGTGCCCGTCGCCCTTCTGGGTGTCGGAGCAGACGGTCATCGTGGACCCTGCAGGAGATACGTCGCTCCGTCCCACTGATATCCAGTTCAATCCCAGCTACACCTATCCTTACAGCTACCAGAGATCTGCAGAGTATCCCAGGATCTATATTGATCACTACGCACCCTGTGACTTCCGGGCTAAGATCTACGGCCCGGTAAGCAGCGTTCATCTGCAGATCGGGAACGCTGATCTGTCCGTCTCAAAGGCGGTCCCTGCCGGGGCCTACATGATCATTGACACCAGGGAGCACTTAAAGCCCGAAGAGCACTGCTACATGGTCTTCGGATCAACCGTAACAAACTGCTTCAACGACAGAGACCCGTCCGCATCGCTCCTGGAGAAGCTGGATCCCGGCTTTGCCAGGATCCGGTATGACAGGACCACGCGCCTGGAGCTGACGATATTCAAGGAAAGGAGCGAGCCTGAATGGACAGCCTGATCTACCTGACGGAGAGCCTGATGGAGATCGGGCCCTGCTCCTCTGATATAGACTTTGACACCGGGCATCCGGACAAGTCGACAAATGACTTTCTGATGCGCGGTGTCCTGCCGGAAGGCGTTGGCGGTATATATGTGCCCGGCACCGAGTTCGGGGGGCTGATCGAATACATACAGACCAGTAACACCTCCGAAGTTGTCACGAACAAGGGCTATACATGGCGCGGCCTCCTGGACCAGGGAGTGATCGAGCCTCCTTCGGGTGAGAACTATAAAATCGTATCCGGAGACGCCAATGCGGTCATCCGGTCAATTTTGTCCTCCTTCCTGGGAGGGCTTTTTTACGTTCCGGAGGAGGCATCCGGGATCACGATCACGAACTACCAGTTCGCAAGGTACTGTACGATCCTGGACGGCCTGACTGACATGCTGGCCGAAAAGGACGCGAAACTGACCATACAGGCCGTCAAACCTTCGGCCGGAGCTCCAATAAGGGTGCAGGTTTCTGCGGCCCCTGCGGTCACGATCGGAGACAAATATTCGGCGGAATACCCTGTCGACATGACCTATACAGAGAACAGCATGGGCATAACCCATCTGATCTGCCTTGGCCAGGGTGAACTGAAAGACCGGACCCGGATCGACCTGTACGTGGGGGCGAACGGAGAAATCACGGATACTCCCTACTACACTGGCATAAACGACAGGACGGCCACGTTCGACTACTCCAGCGCTCAGTCCGAATCGGAGCTCCGGAAGTATGGGATCCGGCGCCTGAACGAGCTCAAGCCCGGAAAGACCATCGGGATCAATGACGCTGAGGTCGACGGTGACGTCGGGGACCATGTCTACGGATACATGAACGGTATGAGCACAACGGTCACCATCGTGCAGAAGATCCTGACCATTTCCGGAGGCATCTGGACCTACGAAAGCAAGATAGAAGGAGATACCTAAAATGGCAAAACTTATAAATGGCAACGGCTCAGAGGGCATCACTGCCCAGGTCGATGCAGACTTCTGGTCCGGTCTTACCGGAGGAGTGACCGGGATAATGCCTGCAGGCGAACGGATGGCGGCAACTATTGTCGACAACCAGCCCCGCATTGCTGACGGCGTCCTGCTCACAAAAGAGGGCCGCCGTGTCCAGATCGATTCCGGGGACGTGGATGACTTTACGATCCCTGCCGGCGTGGACGGCGTCACAGCATATTACATCATCGGCTATAAGCTGGTGACTGCTGCCAATGAGCTGCAGACTGTTGAATCATTCGTGCAGCAGAGCACCGCAGACGGGGCTATCGAGGAGGGGATGATCCGGGATGGCGATACAGAGGTCTACATCTCGTTGTACAGGATCATTCAGACAGGCACGGTCAATGCTGTCGGAGACTGCCTGCTGCCCGTGTTCTCACCGCTTGGATCCACAGCGGATTCCGGTGGAGATGACAGCGGAGGCGGCGAGAGCGGCGGAGGAGGAGAGGATGAAAGCGAGTCCTCTGAAGACGCTGTCAGATCCATTATAAGCGGAACGAAAAACGGCCTGAAATTCAAGATCGTTGCTTATAAAAAGACAAAGCTCGTTTTTGTACAGATCGACGGAACGGCATCTTCGAGGATCTCCTGCAAGAACTCCTGGTACACCATCGACTATGAGCCGCAGATCAAGCCTCTGATGGATCTGTCCGGATATGCGATCGTCAACCCGCTTCAGACGCTCAGATGGTGCTGGACCATGGATGGATATTTGAAAATCGGTTATGCAAAGAGCACGGCCGGCGGAAGTACGCAAGACATCGAAAAAGGATATGTCGTGCATATGAGCTTCATATTCGCCGCTGACAAGATCGTCTGGCCCAATACATAAGGAGGTCTGATTCATGCCTGATATCATTACTATTACTGCCAACTGGGCCACAGGAAGCCTGTCAGACTCTGTGCTCTCGAGGCAGTATGACAACAATCGCTACCGCGTAGAATTCATGGGATACCCTGAAAGCATTTCGGAGGACCTGCATTTCTATCTGCTGGTGTGGATGAAGGCGGATGAGAGGTCTCCTGCAAAAGAGCTGCCTCCCATCGAACTGGATTCGGACCAGTGGACCATCACGAACTATTTCACGCAGATCGTGCAGCCGATCCGCTTCCAGCTGTGTGTACGGGCAGAGTCCGGTGATTTCGAGGCCCACAGCCCCATTTTTTCGGGCTCTGTGGCCGATTCCCTGGAGCATGACGGAGAATCCCAGGACATCAATATCAAGGGCCTTTTCGACAAATATCGGGAGTACGTGAATGCACTGATCCTGCTTGGCGGGGAAGCCCAGGTGGATGACACGCTGACGATCTCCGGAGCTGCTGCAGATGCGAAGGTCACGGGCGACACACTGAAACGTCTTGAGCAGGCCATTGAGGATGCAGCTCAGACGGTCGTTGACAATCTGCCTGAAGGCAGCGTGACCAGGGCCCAGCTGGCCGCAGCCGTGGAAGCCGTCCTTAAGCTGGCAGAATCTGCTATGCAGCCTGCCGTGTATGACACACAGGGTCTGAAGACCGACGTCTATCAGTATGCTAAAGGCCGGGCCGACTTCGTCAATGACAACTATGTCAAGCCCATCCGGGATGAGATCACTGCAGCATACACCATCGGAGATGAAGGCGATGAGCTCAAATACACTTCTCTGAAGGGCGCCCTGCAGGGGATCTTTGACGCTGCCAAGTCATATGTCCGGGCCCGTCTCGTGGAGTACAAGGCTTTCACGATTACGGTCGTCGACCAGCTGCCCGTAAAGGGTGAGCCCATGGTCTACTATCTGGTGCCCAAGGAAAACGGCGGGTACGATAAGTACTGGTGGATCACTGACGAGCATGGCAACTCCGTCTGGGACGTCTTCGGATCCGCTACGACCCTGGTGGTAGATGCGCTGCCTCAGACCGGCGACGAGTCTGCAGATTACATCCTCAAAACGGCAGCGGGCTGCCTGTACTATAAGTGGTTCGACAATTCCTGGCACATGGTCGCCGGATCCCTGGCAGAGACCGTGGAGCAGCTGCCTGAGACGGGAAACGTCTATACGGATTACTACTGTCCGAATGCTGCAGGGACCTATGTCCACTACAGATGGATCGGCGGCAAGTGGGAGACCATCGGATCAGAAGCCTACACAAAGGCAGAGGTGGACCAGCTCCTGGCCGGGATCTCCAACAGCGTGTCTTCTCTGGCCAGCGATCTGAATACCACCAACAGCAACCTGACGTCCCTGTCGAGGACCGTCGAGCGCGTGGCACAGGACCTGGCCAACCTGGATACAGAAGGCTACACCTACGAGACGGCCCTGACCCAGGAAGGCGATACATATACATTCACGCTGTACGAGAATGACGGCGAAGAGCAGACTGTTAAGAGCCAGTTCGTGCTTCCTTCCGGAGGCGGTGGCGGCGGATCCAGCTCAACCACCCAGCTGGAGGTCGAGAAGATCACTCCTTCTCCCGTGGTCTGCACTCCCACCGACAAGGTGGAGATCAAGATCAACTACAGCTCCACTGACGCTGACGGGGAACTTGTAGATGGAACATACACATGGAGGATCGGGACAACGACCGTTGCAGCCGGCTCCCTGGTGCAGGGGCTGAACACGTTCGATCTCACTGAACACTGCAGTGTCGGTACCCAGAAACTGATGCTGACCGTGACCGATGAGGGCGGATCCGTAGCTGTCAAGTCCTGGACCGTTCAGATCGTAGACGTCCGCCTGGAGAGCGCCTTCAGCGACAGATACACCAATCCCCTGGGCAGATCTGTAAACTTCACCTATACCCCTTACGGAGCAGTCAGCAAGACCGTGCACTTCAAGCTGGACGGCGTAGAGCTTGATCCGGTCGTAACATCGGCCTCCGGCACGCTGCAGTCCTATGCACTGGCACCTCAGGCCCATGGAGCACACCTCCTGGAATGCTGGATCACAGCGACGGTGAACAACACCAGCATCGAAACGGACCACATCTTCAGGGATATCATCTGGTACGATGGGAGCTCTGCCCTGCCGGTCATCGGATGCGCATACCGGTACGACCATTACGGCCAGGTGAGCGCAAGGCAATACGACACGACCAGGATCTCTTACGTGGTCTATGATCCTCACACATCGACCCCGAAGGTCACGCTTGCAGTGGACGGTGAGCCGGTCAATGAGCTGACCCTCACGGATGCGCTGAACGTATGGGCCTACAAGGCGGATGATGTTGCAGTACATGTGCTGACCATCACCTGCAGAACGGTCTCTGTGGAGATCCGCGTGAACGTGCATGAGCTGGGCTACGATGTGAGCCCGGTCACGGCTAACCTGGAATTCAACTTCGATCCGATCGGAAGATCTAACACCAGTGCGAACAGGCTCTGGCAGGATGAGAACCATCCTGAGGTAGCGATGACCGTGTCTCCCAATTTCGACTGGGCGAATGGCGGTTACAAGATCGACGACGACGGCAATGCCTACTTCTGTGTGAAGGCCGGATCCAGGGCATACATCAGCTATGACCTGTTCGGATCCGATCCCATGCAGGCCGGAGCAGAGTTCAAGGTCATCTTCAAAACTTCGAACGTCCGTGACAATACTACATCGTTCCTGACCTGCATCCCGGAAGACACCGTTGCTGTCGGCCTGGACATGAAAGCCCATGCAGCCTATCTGCAGACGTCCACCGACAAGCTGTACATGCCTTACAGCGAAGAGGATGTGATCGAGTACGAGTACAACATCAATCCCCTGGACCTGGAAAATGCAGATGCCACCAGCTACATTATGACCTACGAAGATGGCGTCGGCGCCCGGCCTCTGATTTACGATGCTTCCCATCGTATCTACCAGTACAATCCCGTGCCCATCACCATCGGATCGGATGACTGCGACACCTGGATCTATCGCATGAAGGCTTATTCGAGTACCCTCTCTGATACGGACATTCTGAAAAATTTCATTGCAGATTCCAGAGATTCGTCAATCATGATCGATCGCTACGAGCGGAATCAGATCTACAATGAAAACAACCAGCTGACACCGGAATCAGTGGCCAATGCCTGCCCGGACCTCAGGGTGATCATGATCGACTGCCCGCACTTTACAAACGATAAAAAGGACTATGTCAAAAACACGAATGTAAGGTGCATTTACAGGAACGGCGATCCGGCATACGATAACTGGCAGTGGACTGGCGGCTACCATGCCGGCCAGGGTACTACATCCAATGAGTATGGATTTGCAGGAAGAAACATCGACATCATCTTCGGATTCGATGGCATCCACCAGAGGGTGTCCAAGATCCCGCTCGACACATCCTATATTTCGGAGCTGATCCTTGGCGACGGCACCAGGTATTCTGACGGGACCGGCAAGGTCGGCCTGACAAGGCAGTCAGTGCCTAATGACTGGTTCAACATCAAGGTCAATATCGCAAGCTCAGAGAACGCGAACAACGCCCTTCTGCAGAAGCGGTACAACACCTATCTGCCTTACCAGACACCTGGCCAGAGGCGTGACAGCAGGATCAAGAACAGTATGGAGTTCCAGAACTGTGTGATCTTCGTGAGGGAAAATGACCCGGATGTGAGCACACACCGTGAGTTTGGAGATACCAGCTGGCACTTCTACGGCATCGGCAACATCGGCGACAGCAAAAAGACCGACAACACCAGGGTAAATGATCCTACGGACCTGAAAGAGTTCGTGGTCGAAGTTTCCGACAACACCCTGCCTAATGCCTGGTTCCAGACCGGCGTGTACAAGGATTCTCAGGGTAATGTGACCTACAACCCCGACCTGGGCGTCGAGATGCTGTATCCGATCACAAAGGCTCAGTGGCGTGATTCCCGGAACCTGAAATACAAGTCACTGTATGAGGCCTGGGACGATTCCTTCGAGTTCAGATACGACATGGGAACGAAGGACGGCGAGACCATCAGCTCCGAAGAGATCGATGCCCAGCAGGAGAGGTCCAAACAAGTCTGGCGCGATATGTATGAGTGGGTCATCACATCCACGGATGCAGAGTTCGTCAGCCAGTTCGGAAACTGGTTTATCACTTCCAGCCCGCTGTACTGGTACCTGTTCACTGAGCGCTACACGATGATCGATAATAGGGCCAAGAATTCCTTCTGGCATTACGGCAAGACT